GATTTTAACCATAATGCCGTTTTGTTTAGCGCTCTTACCGCTGCCAATTCTATTTTTGCTTTGTTAGCATCAATGTTGTGAATAATTCTCTCAATATTTTCATTAACCTCAATGTTAAACATCCTTCTCTCCAAGTACTGTACATTTTATATTCCATACTATTCCTGAATTATCTCGCAGCGGTGGAGAATATACTTTATATTTACGACCATCAATAACAAAAATATCTCCCACCATTGGCTTCAGTACATCAAAAACGTTTACCTCAAGAAAAAGCATCTCTCCCACAAATTGTCCTTCACCAATCTCGTATAATTTATCTGGCTGTTGTTTTAGTACTTGTACCACATATGACTTATCATTTGATTCATACAAAGCCACTTTTCCTAAATGGGCAAAACAATCTTTTAGTAGTCTCTTAATATTTTTTTGCATTTCTCCATTTTATGTATTAAGGTTTATAAGTATGCTAAGAAGGAACATACTGGTAGAATACCTCACTACATTCATTCTACCGGTATTGTTATGTTGCAGTAACTTTGATTAACACTCCAGGTCTGTGGCACATTGGTAATGGATTTGACTGCGTATGTAAATCAGTTCCTCTATCAAATCTTCTTGGCTCTTGTTTTGCATATAGTGGCTGTCCTAGTGTGTTTACCGTCTCATTAAAATCTGCTGGTGCAAAATATGTTGTAAATGTGCTCGCTGTTCCTAGTGGAAAACAGTGCCCTGTATCTTTGTCAATAAATCTTCTCACGGTTCCTTCAGGATCAGTTGCTTGTCCTCTGTATTCCTCAAATGTTATTCCACAAAACGTAAATCCTGACCTCATATCATTTCGAAGTGCTGCTCCTTCTTGCCATCTTTCATATGCTTCTTTCACTTTACTATGCGAAGTTAATGCATCAAAAAACTCAGGGCTTACCAGTGCATGAATTCCAGTCATATATTCACCACTTAGATTATCTTCTATATGCCGGAGTACTTCCAGACACTTACGTTTTACATCAGTTGTCGCTGTTCCCAGTGCAAAATTTACTACTTTTGGTGTAATTTCAAATTCGTTGTACAGATTTAATAATTCTGACCCGTCAGCATCAAGAATAATTCCCTTCAGCGCTCCCATTCGCAAATGCTCTAATGTTATTGCGTGTTTGTTTCTCATTAGCTGTAAATGGTCAGTTATTACGTCTGCCAGCGCTTTCAGTTCACTTTCTGATCCAAATGCTCTTATTCCTTGTACTTCTTCTGGTAACACTACATCATCATGTGGAATATGTGGAATCGTAAATGTTCTTACCTTTCTTTTTCCTCTTTTTCCTACTGTTGCTGGTGCTCCTGGAACTTGCGTTGGTAGTAAACTTAATACTCCGTTGTGTTCTTCTATGGTAATATGTCTAAATCTCACTGACCTACTTGGAAATAAATTTAAATTTTCAATTCGTCCATAATTTATCGGCAATATATTCATCGCATTTGTTAGTGCCGTCATGCTAAATGCTGTATTTGTAAATGGATTTTGCATTTCTTTCTCCTTTTTTTCTTATTAATTTTAGTTAAACTCCTTTGCGGATGATGATCCCTCGGGCTTCAAGTTGCTTTATTGCTGCATTTTTCTGCTCTTCAGTGATATTTGCTGGCCATACAACTGCATGATCTGCTAGTATTGCACCACGAGTAATAATTACTGCTTTGGCATTTTCTGTCGCATTTACATCACTTACTATTGCACCTATTGCTGTTTGTGTACCATCTGTGGCAGTTGGATTTAAAGCTTTAATTAAATCATCTTTAGTATCATAACCAACTACTGTTCCTAGCTTCAGATTTTGTCCCTTTGCTACCGTTATTTGGTCTCTTGAATATAAACTTGATGCCTCATACTTTAATAGGTCACCTAGATTATTTTGTTCGGTTATACATGTCATATTTTCTTTTCTCCTTTTTTCCTTTAGTTTTACCGCCATGTTTGTAGTTATTGTACGCGGCGGTTATAAAAAAACTTAAATACTTGATTGTGCTCTAGCTTTAGCTACCTGCATCATTAAATCTTCTCCTGAATTCTGTGGTATTGCACTCAGTATCTCTGTCTTCTTCGTTCTCTCTGCAAGTAATTCCATTAAAACTTCCCTGGCTTGCTCAATACTTACGCTTTCCTCAATAAATTCTCCTATCTTTTCTGGCATTCGTGATAAATTACATAAACGTATTAATTCAAGAACTTCATTACGATACTTAGTTAAATTATCAGCTTCTTCTTTTAAGCCAGTTGTAGTTTGTTCATTCATAGTAATACTCCTGTTTTTATTAATAAATTTAAACCCCGAAAGAATTGTCATTCCGTCTGCAAGACCAATATCCACAGCGTTCTTGCCAAAATATAGCCCTGCCTCTGTTGATCGAATTTTTTCAATTGAAAGACCTCTGTTCCTTGCTATTAGCTGCACAAACATTTCATATAGTCGGTCTACTTCTTTTTGTAAGCTTTCCAGACTTTCAGACGTTATTGGCTCATGCGGATTTAAATCGTTTTTTCTACTTCCTGCAAATACTGTGGTATATTTTATTCCACATTTTTCATCAAATCCACTTTGATCTATATGACTTGCTATTACTCCAATACTGCCAACACCAGAGGTTCTACTCACAAAAACCTTTTCAGCGCTTGAAGCTATAGCATATGCAGCAGAGTACGCATCATCATTTGCTATCGCTATTATCCTCTTTTTTCCTCTTGCACTATAGATAAAATCAGCTAAGTCAAATACTCCATTTACCTCTCCTCCTGGGCTATCTATGTCCAGTAAAATAGTCTCTATACTACTATCTGCTAATGCTTGTGCAATTTGTTCTTCTATTTGCTCATATGATGTCATCCCAAGCATTTCATCAAACGCACCTGGTTTTTTCGTCAAGATTCCATGAATTGGTATAATTGCAGTTCTTTCTACGTTACTTTTGATAGAGTGATTTTTGAAAATTGGCTGTTTTCCTTTGTATAGCGATAGTAGCTCAAAACTCCTTGGTTCAAGCATTAATGGCTTTCCTAAGAGCATCATAATCCTTTACAATCAGAGTCAAACATTAAGTTGAGACTATTTGCACGACTCTGATCTTCTGCTATTTCTTGATCTATTTCTTCTACATCGTAACCCATTTCTGATACTACTTCTGAGCGACTCTTGAAGCCATTTCTTACCGCCATTTGCTGTGCTTGCTGGTCTTTCAGTGGATCTACCCAATCAAATCCCTGTGGTATCCATTTTACTTCTTCTTTCGCTGCTTTTACTACTTTTTTATCTACACAGAGTTCTCCACAAAGTACTGCTAACTCTAGCCATCTATTCCATACTGGTCTGCAAAACTGAAATACCATAATGTTATGTTGCAGCATAGCGCATCGACGACGAAACTCTATTAATCCCGCTCGAATGGATGAATAATTAACGCCTGTTAAATCTCCTGTTAGTTGCTCATATGTTATCCCTGTACCTATTGCTATTGCCCTTAGCTGCTGTCTCATGAATGCTTCATAACTTCCTCCAACATCAGACGGCTCTGAAAATTTTATGTCTTCTCCTGGGTCTAAAAGCTGCATTGTTCCTGGCTCTAAACCTGATAGTGCTACTCCTTGCTCATTTGCTTGCGCCTCACCTAAAATATTTGCTTCAGGATCGAGCCTTGTAATAAACCCTGCAAACATTGCTGCTGTCTTTTTTCTCACTAATTCTGCATCATCATATTGATCAAGTTCATAGAGCTTTAGCAGTATACTCGAAAGCCAAGGTTCTCCTCGAATCTGACCAGGTCTTAATGGTTTATAAATATGTAAAACATCATTTGCTGGTACTCTTACTGATTCTCCAAATGATCCTTCGCCTGGATGTTCTCTAAATAAGTAATATGCTTCTCTCTGCCCAAATCTATTGAACTCAATTCCGTTTCTTATTACATTACCATTTCCTAAAGTTTGATTTGTTTTATTGTCTAAATGTTCAGACTCAAGTACTTGCAGTTGTAATGGTACAGAAAATCCATCCTCTAGCTTTCTTGTTCGGAGTCGTACAAAACATTCTCCTCCCTCTATCATACTTCTGCATACTAGAGCTTGTAATCCATAAAAATCACTTATTCCACAGCTATCTGCTTCATCTGTCCATTTTAGCCATAATTCTTGTACTTTCTTTCGAAATTCTCCATCTCTTGCTTTTGATTGTGGTTTTATTCCTGTTCCAATAGAGTTACTTACTATTGTATCAATAATATTTGCTGCATATGGATTTTTTCTCACCATATCACGTGACCTACTACGTAAAGTTTCAAGTCTTTGAGACAGCAAATTGTTTATACTTCCTAACTCTGGTTGAAAGTGAAAAAATCTTCTTCCTGAACCTGCTCCATCCCAAGCAGAACTTTTGATTTTTGGTTTGTTAAATAGTTGTTTGAATGATTTTAATAACATTTTGCCTCTTTGATTATGCAGCAGTTTGTTGCACAATTTTACATTAAAAAATTACAGCAAGCTGCTGGAGAGTCTGGCTGTTAACGCTTTATAAATTATGCATGAGGCTCTTGCACAAATACCAACGCTTATTCTGGGCTGCGTTCATAAATGTCCTTCCGATGTCCCATTGCAGTAATAGTTACTGTGTGTTTTAAGTAGTTTATCCTATAAATTACACGATAATCACTTACTCGTATCCTAAAATACCCTTTGAATTCATGCGATAATGCTTTACCTATTGCTTTAGGGTTGGTTGCAAGACGACTATCTACAGCTCTTCTCACTCTAGATCTTATCGTTGGTGGTAATGCAAGAAAGTCCTCTTCAAGAACTCTTTTTGAATAGATAATATCGTATCCCAGCTTGTATCTCCACTTTTAGACTGTTTTTGCAGATAATATTCTATTCCAGTCTACATCCTCACTTCTAATTTCTTCATCACCTCTAGCATCACGCTCAAGAGAAAGCTTGGCTAACTCTATATCTACTTCATCTATTTCATCATCTTCTTCAGATAATTTACTTGCTTCAATTTCTTCTTCCACTAGGTCCTTTACAACTTCTTCTATAGTTCTATTTTGAACTTTCGCCATTTCTGTAAGGTACTGAGCAAATTCCCCCTCAAAATTTACATTAACATTAAGTCTTCCTTGACTTTGAGCCATATTATTCATTGCAAAATACTAGCTTTAAACTATAACATTTTTACACAATTTTGTCAATCCCCTTACTTGTCGCAATCACAATTCTTCTCTTCGGTCTCGCACCTGCAACTTTCAGTTCAGCCTTAATACGTTGCCGTAGATTAAGTAAGTCATTTATTTGAACTTCCCCGTACCGCACAACATGGTCACCATATGCAATTGATACTACTCGCTCTCCGTTTTGCAGCTTCTTTATTGCTTGTTCAACTTGAATTAGATAATCTTCGTTATACATTTACTACTCACCAATCCATCTGCTTTTGACTATTTTCTTTGATTTTTTACTTTCTGGTTTTTCACTCAAACTATTCCATTTACTCTCCGGCCAACGATCAATCCCCAGGGCAATAGATGCTGCTCTTGCGTAAATTCGGCAATCTAATACTTCATTTCGGTCTCTTATCTTTTGCCACTCTTGCTTGGTGTATCCTTTTACTACCTTGGTAATTAGTTGCTCTGCTGTTAATTGTTTAAAGTACTCAGGTGGATACTCTGGAAAATGACAATACCCCGGCGCCCCTTCTGTTAAAACATTAAGTAGCTGAAAAAGCTCGGACTTTAATATCGATACTCCAACTGGCCACAGCTTCATTCCTCTCTTTAGCTTTTGTCCACTAACTTACTCTACTTGGGCTGCTAAGTGGCACTAGCGCTTTGTTTGCTCCTTTTACTGCCATTACTCTCCCTGACCCTTGGTGACCTCTTACCCAATTGTATACCTCTTGTGTTGCATACCCTGCATCTACTGCCATCATACTTATCATGTATTCAAGACCATTTTCACCGATAAAATGATAGCTCCGAAAGTTTTCTCCATACTTCTCCACTTCCAGTATCACCTTCTAATACCTGGTAGTCTATTGACCAACTTTCTCGCCCATGCTACTACTTCTGCTTCTAAGCGGTCTTTTTGTACATCAACCCCTGCCGTCAATACTATTTTTCCACTTTTTGGCACCATGCCTATCGGAAAATTTTCTCGACGCTCAAATAGTTGCTTCCAGTCTGGTACTTCTCCTTTATCTACCCAGGTTTCTCCCAGCGTGGTATTTATTCAAACTTTCAGTAATTGCTCATTTTCCTTTGCATGCAGATAACCTTCCACTGCTTGTTTCCAACTATACCAACCAACTGGGCTATATAAGCTTGAAAGGTGGAATCCTATTTTTCCCCCTTCTTTTGCCCCTTCACCTGTAGCTCTCCATTCACCTCTAACTAGCATCTCTGTTTTTTGATGATTTTCTATTTTGCCGTTACACTCTATACACACGTAGTGCGCTGTATTTGGATTTTTATCCTTCCACTTTATTTGTGGCCATTTCAGCACCTGATAGTGATCACAATGTGGACAAGGAACAAAAAAGTAACGTTTGTCTGAGCTCTCAAATTCCCTCTCTATTCTGCTTATTCCATGCACCGTTGGCGTTGACACCAAGAATATTTTTCTCCGCGTAAATGTATTAGTTCGAGCTATGCTGAGTAAAACTGGATCTCCTTCTCCTCCTGAATCTCCTGGATACGCATCTACTTCATCTAAAAATAGATTCTTTACTGGCATTGAACGCAAACCCACTGGACTGTTTGCACCTGTTACTACTACCGTTCCTCCCGGAAACTCTTTGCTCTGCACAGTATTCCCTGAATCTCTCGACCTTGGGTCTTTTATTTTACTCCTTAAACATGGCGTATCTTCAATCAGTGGCGCAAATCTTCCCTTGGACCAACGCTTGCCCATTTCTACTGTCGGCTGTACTACCAGCATTGGCCCTGGTGTCTGATCAATAACGTACCCTATCCAGTTATTCCCAGCTTCTGTTCCGCCAATCTGTGCTCCTTTCATGAATACCACCATTTCAGCCGGCGAAGATGAGGATAAAGAGTCCATTATTTCCTTAAGGTACGGCGTCCTCTTTGTTCTCCATTTCCCTGGCTCTGATGATGCTATCGTTGAAAGTTGACGATTTCTATCTGCCCACTCTGATACTTTTAGCGGTGGATCTGGCCTTAATCCTGCATAAAAATTACTGCTATATATCATAATGCCATCTGCTGCAATTGTTGCACTTTCACATCACTAAGGAGAAAAAGAGGTATTTTTTGTCTGCAATAAGTATCTGCTGATGCCTTACTTAAAATGAGTATCACAATTAATATATGGGTAAGGCTGACTAAACTCATTAAGAGCTTCTTTAGTGACCTCAAATTGTATGTCATCATTAAAATACACTCTGTGTTAGTTCTTCTAAGGCAATTCTGATTTCCTCAGTCAGTGTCTCATGGATCTTATCTGTGTCATTTATCGATGCCAGTAATGCTGATACTCTGTCTGGGATATTGAGGAGATTGTTTCTCACTACTCTTGCCACGTTAAATGCTTCTGTCTTTACCTCCTCTACTGACACAAGTTCACCAATCTCAGCTTTTGCCTTTGCCTCAAGCAGTTTACCTCGTTCCATTTCATTTTTTATTCTAGTTTTTAGCAACATCGTGGAAAGGTTACTTGTATTTTCGTTTTCTGGATTTTTCCTCCTCAGTGGCTGACTTAGATCTCTTATTGCTGCTACCGCTTCATTTGCTTGTTCTCTATTGATCAAACCATCCTCCAACTCAACTATTCCTTTTTTTACTAAATAACAGACATATTGCTTTGATACTCCTATCTCTCTTGCCCATTCTGTTTGCGTTATCTTTTCCACTTTTTTCTCTCTTTTGTGCTTCTTTTTTACGAATTTTCTTCTTGAATCTCTGAAAAGGTTTTACCAGTACCAGCTAAAATGGCATCTCTTCCCGTGTACACTTGCCAACGTTTTATAGTTACATCTACAAATTTTGAATCTAGCTCTATTGTTCTGCAAATTCTTCCTGTTCTCTCACATGCAATCAGTGTGCTGCCAGAACCGCTAAATGGATCAAGAACTATGTCTCCTGGTCTACTGCTGTTAACTATTGCTCTCTCCATTAGCTCTACTGGCTTCATCGTTGGGTGTAGTGTATTGTGCGTTGGCTTATCATAAAACCACAGATCACTTTGATTTCTTCCTCCATGCCACTCACGTTTATTACCGCTTTTCCATCCATAGAGCATTGCTTCGTATTGTCTTTGATAATCAGACCTGCCTAGCGTAAAGTGATTCTTTGCCCAAATGATAAATGTTGACCATTTTCCTCCTGCTTCCTCAAATACTTTTTGCAAAGTTGAAAACTCTGATGATGATATGCAGATGTAAATTGCTCCTTTCGTATATGCTAAAATATGAGTGCAAGTATTATAGAGAAAAAGTTCGTACTTTTCACCTTGATTATCGTTTAATATCTTTTTATCTTCTCTCTCTTGACTGCTACCATAATCAACGTTATACGGAGGATCACACACAGTAATATCTGCCATTTTATCATCTAACAGCGCTTTATATGATTCAACTATAGAGCTATCACCGCAATAGATTCGATGATCACCTAAAATCCATAGATCACCTGGTTTTGTTATTTCTACC